GCCTGCCGGTTTCGCTGCCGCGACAGTTCCTGCACGGGTCTGCATAGGTGCACTCGTATTCACATTTTCTGCTTTAGCGTTGATCTTCTTCAGCGCCGCGTTCACGGCCTTTTTCTTCGCATCCGGCGGCTTTGCAGGTGACTTTGATCGGCCTGCCGGTTTCGCTGCCGCGACAGTTCCTGCACGGGTCTGCATAGGTGCACTCGTATTCACATTTTCTGCTTTAGCGTTGATCTTCTTCAGCGCCGCGTTCACGGCCTTTTTCTTCGCATCCGGCTTTGCAGGTGACTTTGATCGGCTACGCGACCTATCCCTTTTTCCTGCGATTGTTTCCTGCCTTTTTTTCATGTTTTCTATTACCAATGCTTTACGATCGGCGACAGTTTCACCCAGTTTCCAAACATTTTTCAAGTGTATTTGTTTCTTTGTTAACGGAAACCTATCCCCTTCAATTTTCTGAATCATGTTATGATATTTCTTCTTGTTTTTCATCAGGCGTCTTAATCTTATGATTTCAGTCTTATTAGCATTCTTTATTGCCTTGTTCCAATCACCAATTCCGAATGGTCCACCAAAATATTCTTTGGCCCTTTTGGTTAGCTCATTCTTCTCCTTTTGAAGCCCGTCGGCCTCATTCTTCGCCTTCGCATTCGCCTTCTTAGCGGCGTTGGCTGCCTCCTTCTCCTTCTTTGCCTTCTCGGCGTTGGCTGCCTCCTTCTCCTTCTTTGCCTTCTCGGCGTTGGCTGCCTCCTTCTCAGCGGCGGCTGCCTTCTTAGCCTTCGCATTGACCTTTGCCTGCCTTGCGGCCAGCTTTGCCTTGTTAGCCTCCGCCAGCTTTGCCTTGTTCCTCGCCGCCCTGTTGGCCGCTGACAGCTTTAGCCCCTCCTGGACCGCGAGCTCTTGTTCCCGAGTTAATCCCGCATTCGCACTGCTGGCCGCCACCGCTGGCTTGCTGGCCGCCCCTGCTGGCTTGTTGACCCCCGCCGCTGCGTTCGGCAGTTTTGCTGCGAAAGGCCCCGCTGCTGCTGCATTCTTCGCAGCTGCTGCATTCTTCGCAGCATTCCTCGAAAGATTGGACATCCTCTGCTCTTTACTGGTCGCTTTCCTCTGCTTGGATCCCTTTTTCCCGACGTTTTGCCAGTTTCCAGGGCTTTTGTTGTTTCCGTTTCCGTTGTTATTCGGCTTCCTAAACCTAAAATTCTGCGGCGGAAACATTTTCCTATACTTGTTTTTATTTAAGGGGTTCCCTGTCCTTGATGGTTTTTTCGGCTTGACTACGGCAGCTGCAGGAGCAGCTTTTTTAAGTATGCTCGCGAAGGAATTTTTCGTTGGGAATGCCGGCTTACCGGACCCATTCGGTGCCGGTAGTGTTTCGGCCGCCTTCTTTCCGATGGGAGGCAGTCTGATTACGTTCTTCCCGGTTGATGTGTTTCTCATCGTGACCGGCTTCGCTACGTTTTTTGTCCCGGTGGAAGCGGTGGGTGAGTTTGACGTCGCAGCAGGTGACGAGTTCTTCCTACTTTTCCCATTGTTTCGTTTGTTGTTGTTGCTGTTGCTGTTGCTGCTGATTTGGATATTGACATTCGTCGGTGACACCGCCTTTTTCGGTATTGTTGGCGAGAAAGGCACCGCCTTCTCGGCATTCTTGACATTTTTCTCAGATTTACTTAACTTCTCTCGAAGTAGAATCATCTCCGCTCGGGTCACACCGTTTCTTTTTCTCGCTGCTTCAAGTTCAGCTCGCACTTCAGCTAGCTCTTCTTTTTCTTTTTCGAGTTGCTCTGCAGCTAATCTTCTCTGCACGTTCGCGTTTTGCCCGTTTCGTGTTAATTCACTGATTTGCCTATTTTTTTCGCGGGCCTTACCTGCCATAATTTCTTGTTCTGCTATAATACTGTTTCTGTTATCGCGCGCTGCGTTCCTGTTCGCGACCGCCGCGTTCTTAGCCGCGTTCGCGTTGGCCTTATTCGCGTTCGCCTTGGTCTTAGCCGCAATTGCCGCGGCGATTGCCTGATTCGCCTCCGCCTTTTCCGCTTGAGCCGCTTTCAATTTATTTTCCAGATTCCTTTTCTCCTGCGCGGACACGTTTTTGTTGGTGAGTTGTTGCTTAAGGTTATTCACCTGCTTCTTTTGCTCGGCGAGGTTCGCGACCGCTGTGGTCTTAGCCTCATTCGCATTTTTCAGTTTCGCGTTCGCATTTTTCAGTTTCGCGTTCGCATTTTTCAGTTTCGCGTTTCGCAGTTTCAGTGCTTCCTGGTTCCGTTTGGCGTTTCTATTCGCGCCGATAATCTGCGCGTTCTTTTCTTGTAACTCGACGTTCTTGTTGGCGATTGCCTGAGTCGCCTCCGCCTTTTCCGCTTGAGCCGCTTTCAATTTATTTTCCAGATTCTTTTTCTCCTGCGCGGACAAACCAGTTTTGTTGGCGAGTTGTCGCTCAAGGTTCCCGATTAACATCGTGGCCTGCGCCCTATTCGCCCTTCGCGCCTCGACTTCAGTATTCAGCTGAGCTCTCGCCGCTATTTTCTTACCCTTTTGTTTCTCTAATTCTATCCTGGCGTTAGAATTTGACTGCTTCGCATTCTCCAAATTCTTTTTCGCCTTATTCACCTCCGCCTGCGCTTTTTTCCTGTTCTCCGCGGAACCCTTCTCCAGCGTTTTTCTAGCTTGATTGTATATCGCCCTGGCTTGCTCCAGTTTGTTTTGTGTATTGTCCAGCTTTTTCTGTAACTTCGCGGTGTTCCCGCCGTTCCCGCCACCACCACCGCCACCACCACCGCCACCGCCACCGCCACCGCCACCGCCACCACCACCGCCACCGCCTCCACCTCCGATCTGGATCTGGATCCCACCGCGGCCGCGGTTGTTTCGGTTGTTTCGGTTGCGGCGACTGGGTCCCGCGACGGCATTCCTCGTTCCGACCGCGGCATTCTTCGTGCTCTTCGCCTTCTTATAAAATCCTGGACCCTTATTCCCGTTGGCTTTGTACTCGTAATTTTTTCCATGTAATTTGTTCCGTGTTAATGCGTTTTCTATTGCCTTCAAGTCCGCCTTCAGTTTCGTCTTTTCGTCATTTGAAAGGGTTAGGTTAGTCTGAAGCTTTTCCTTTAGTTTGTTTATATTCGCACCCCTTTCCGTCATTGCGTTCAGTCTCGCCTTAACGTCTTTGCTTCCAGGGTATTTTCTAAGATTTTCCTGGAGCTTTTTTATCTCATTCGCATTCCCGATGAAATCGGGTTTGTTCGCGAATGCTAGGTTTCGCGGCTGATTGATCAAACCGCCCTTGTTGATCGTACACCCCAAACCCTTGTTCGTCATGCCGAAGATGTACTTCGGACCGTAACACCCTTTTCCCCTATCACCATTTTCCCTCAAAACGTAGCCCGGCTTCTTACACGACCTACTTAACATTCCCAGTTTATAGAATTCACGCTTTCGGCACGCTTTATTCGACTTGGCGGGGAAAAAGTTTTTGTCATTCTTGTTCGTGTACTTGTAACATCCTAACCCCTGGTCACCCTGTTTGAAGACGTACCCTGACTTACACTTTTTCGCGCTATTCGCCTTGACGAAGTTGCCCGAAGTCGGCGGGGTCCTCCTATTTTGCTTGTTGGAGCGGAACATGTTCAGTAGGCCCCTGCCACCGCCGCCACCGCCACCACCGCCACCGCCACCGCGGTTTCGCATGAAACGGGGTGCGTTCCGGGGCATGACCCGACCGAGCCTCTCCCGAGGACGCGCGGGTCGGTTGTTAAAGTTGTTGCGACCTCCGCGGTTCATGTTGTTGAAGTTATTGCGACGACCTTCTCCGCGGTTCATGTTGTTGTAGTTCCTCCTCCTCCCTTCTCCCCTCAAAAAACCGGGTTTCGGTCGGCCCTTGAAAATACTTCCCTTGGGAAACCTCACACCGCCCCGATTCCCGCCGCCCAGGTTGCGGTTGCGGTTGTTTCCAAAGTTGCGGTTGCGGTTGCGATTCGCGTTGTTGTTGCCCAGGTTGCGGTTACGGTTCGCGTTGTTGTTGCCCAGGTTGCGGTTACGGTTCGCGTTGTTGTTTCCCAGGTTGCGGTTGCGGTTCGCGTTGTTGTTGTTGTTTCCCGGGGTGCGGTTTCCCTTGTTGTTGTTGTTGCCGCTATTTCCCGAGTTGTTGTTGTTCTTCTTCACCGCCGTGTCGGTCGAGTTCGCCGAGTTGTTTTTCTTATCAGGCGTGGTGAACCTGTTGATCACACCGCTGAAGAACCCCTTGTTCTCGGCGACCGCCTTAGCGGCCAAAATACGCTTCTTGGTAATCTTGACGGGCTCGGCGATCTTCAGTCTCTTCAACCTGGTCTTGATCGCATCGACCAAATCAGCCTTGGACCTGTCGTCGACTTTCAGGTTCTTGTCCAGTTTCCGGGCGATCCTCTGGATCCTGGGAAGGGTCGTGTCTTCGTCGAAGAGACGTTCGAAATCCCTCGCCGTCAGGGGACTTTTACGATCGGTCATGTATTTCCGCGACCGGTTGAGTAGCATCGGCGGTAAGGGTAACCGCCCAGCCTGAATATTTTTGCGCACCGCGCATATCTGTTCCTTTGTCAGTCTAAGGTTCTTACCCGTGTTGAGCTTAATCAGCTCCCGGAGACTATTGATGTCGGCGTCGGGATCGCATGCATCCATATAGTATAAACTGACAAAAAAAGTATCAGGTCGAGTACCCTATGTTGTATAATTTAATCTTTTCCTCGTACGTCATGGTAAAGTCGAAGATGTTTACATCTCCTAATTTGATGTCGATCTCCTTGATCGGTCTGTCGTAGCACACCCGATTCGAAAGCGCGGACCTGACGAGTGATTCCACGAATTCCCTGGGCGTCTCGATGTCATCCTGGTAAATTTGGTTGGTGGTTATTTTCATGCACGTGATCTCGTGGGGTTTCTTATCCAGGAACGGGGTCAGGGGGTACTCCTCCTTGGTCCCGCCGTCCACGTACGTCTTCCCCGCGTACTTCCCGCACGAGAATATGAACGGAACCGCCATGCTCATGCACACCGCATCGATCACCTTCATATCCGGGTGTGTGTCCCTCGAAAAATACACCGTCTCCGAGGAGTTGAGACAAAACGCGGAGACGTAAATCTTCATCTCGACCTCGGCGAATGTCGGATCGGATCGACAGATCTCGACCAACTTCTTACGTATGGGGTGCATATCGACGAACCCGAACTTGGCGAAAAACGAACTCAACTTAATTTTGAAAAAGTCGGCGATGTTGGTGGAGAGCGCGATTTCAAATATTTCGTCCACCGACATCCCGACCGCCAGAAATAGAGCCAGGATCGACCCGGCGGACGACCCGGATATCTCCTTGACGTCCACGAGATCGGATTCCATCGCCTTGAGACGGCCGATCATGGAGAATATACCCATGCACGCCGGCCCCAACACGAGATATTTCATCTGCCTCCTACCTAGTAGAACTGAGGAAATTGACGACGCAAAAGCGCGAAGACGATCGCGTAGACGATCGAGTGGGTGAGTGCGGAAGTCACACTCGTCTGCCCCGACTGGAACACACCCTTGCTCCCCGGCGGTAAAGTAAGGAGAGCACCGGGGCTGAGCACCAGGAACAGAGACGTGCTGACGAGGAGATCGGTCTTGGTCAGGACGAGGCCCATGGCCTTCGCGATCATGCTGTACACGACAAAGAACACGAGTGCGTGGAAAAACACCGCGTGCGTGTTGGTCTTTTGGTTTGCGAACGAAAGCTTTTCCCCGTTGGTCGTGATGAGAACACCGGGGCTGAGCGTTAAAAAAAGAGCGGCTGGGATGGCGACGCGTTGAGCGGTGAGGTTCGGTAACATTTAATATACATCCATATAATTTTTACACAGGTTTAGAAAGCTATTAAACGTCGCCCCTCGCATCACCCTCTCGTGCAGACCGTTGTCGTCGACCACGCGCCTGACATGTTTCCACACGTGCGCGAGTCTCTCTTCGAACCACGCCGTCTGCTCCTGATACTCCCACGTCACCCGCGGTACAGTATCGGCGTCGTGTTCCATGTGACAAAACTCCACGAAATCCACGAACCGTCCTGAGTGATGGATTCCTGCGTCGTAAAGGAGAAGTTCAATGGTATGCCACATTCGAGTGAGTTCATCTGAGTATTCGACTTCCCAATCTTCGATATTCAGAGGAGCGTCTTCGCGGGAGACATCTTCGTCACTGCCGTCAGCGTCTAATCCGGTGTTGGCCTCCCACACGTACTGACTCCACACCATTATACATCTTTAGGGGGCTTCTCTTTTATGCCTGTCAGAGAGAGACTCGTCGACTCCTTCGTCTGCAGGTTATCCTTGATGGCGTTTAAAGCTCCTTCGACCTTGGCCTCGTCGCCGGAGAAGAAGGACATGAGACCGGCGGAGATGGCCTCCTTGTTCATGGTACCCTTGCGCACGGATTTGCGCAGGTTGATTTTACCTTTCCTGAGGTTGATGGTATCAATGCCCTGATCGACCATGGCTTTCTTCACGCGCTCCTTGAGCCGCTTCTCTTCCTGGTTGAGGATCTTGATATCAGATTTCGCATCGGAAAGTTGCTTGGTGAGCTCCACCAACTTCGAGACGGTGTCGGAGAGATCGTTGGATACGTTAGTCATTTGATTACTACTACGCTCTAATCTTTAAGTTGTTAGGCGCAGAGACCGCGCTGCATGAGATCAGGGACGATGGTGGAGTTGTTCCACACGAAGGGCTCCTTGGGGTTAGGAGGGTCCTTGCGGATCTGCTGGTTGGCGTTGCGAAGCGCGCCGCCGACGGTCTCGGGGAAACCGATCTGCTGGCGGGGATCGAGGAAGTTCTGACCCGCGAGGACGTCCTCTGGGGCAAACTGACCGAAATCCTCCTCGGAGGCGATCTCACGGGGGAGAAGAGAGGAGGCGAGGCCGGTGCCCTGGCTCATGCCGGCAGAGGGACCCGCGGCGGGACCCACGGAGGGACCGATGGACGCGTACTCGCGCTCGGAAATGGTGTAAGAAGATTTGGAGTTGAGATTGCAGAGGAGGAAGACGAGTGCGGCCACGGCGATCAACATCATAATCGATTGGTTACGACCCTTGAACATCTTTGTTATATATTAACAATTTATTTTTTACTGGTCCTCGTCATCGACAAAAGCGTAGTCGTCTGGGTATGTGTCGAGGATCGGCTCGGGGTGGAGCCTGACCTGGACGAGATTCCATGTGGCGGCAAAATTTTTCTTGGCGAACCAGATCCCCGAGAATTCGAGGATGACGTCGCACGACCTGTCCTTCTGGAGAGATTCGATGTCGACCGCCTGCTGCTTGGCGTCAAAAATCTTGGTCGCGTCGATGCGCTCGCACTCGATCCTATTATCCGGCGACGCGCTGGAAGTGTACGCCGCCCTGATGACAGTCTCGGACAATTCCTTGCCGAACCATTCGGCCGAGTGCTCGATCGCGGCGTCGACGTTCTGTGTGTCGATCATGCTCACCTTCCCGGAGTTGATGTCCGAGACGAGGTCGAGGAAGATCTCATCACCGACATCGGAGATCTTGACGCCGTTGAGCTGGATGAGTACCTTGCGTTTGGTATCGTTGCGAGCCTTCACGAAGCGGAGGCCGTCGTCGTTCTTGCTGATAGTATCGAAAATCATCTTATTGTACTGTACCCACGGCTCATCTTTTTAAGCCAACGAAAGGGATGGCAGCCGCCTTGTTTATGATCGCGTTCGACACCCACTTGTTTCTCCTGGGTTTGTGACCGTACAGTGTCCTGCGCACGTTGATTTTCTTTGGCAATTTCTTTCCCTTCTTCGGCCTGAGGTTTACCTCGTTTTTCACGTAAGAGTTGTCGATCACATTTTTCCATCTCAGCGTTTTCAAATTGAACTCCTTGTTCCCCGACGACTTTCGGTACCCTCGGACCTTGACGTCACTGGACGTCGTCCTCAGACCGTGTACGAAATGCCTCGAAAGCCGTTCCTTCGACGGGGTCGTCGTGTACTTTTTGTACTTGTACGGGTCGATCTTCGCGGCTTTGCGCATGGACACGCGGCCGTCTTTTTTCGTCGCCGGTCGCCTCCTGGTGATTTTAGTGCGAACGCGTTTGAAAATAGCCTCGATCGAATCGTCGTTCTTCACACCCTTGACGAAAAGCTTGGAGAGTTTCAACAGGCGTTGGCGATCCTTCTCTTTCTTCTCCGGGCGCAATTTCAATTTGTGCATGAGGTAAATGTCTTCAACGAGAAACTCCTTACTGGCGATGAAAACTTTCCTGTCGGTGACCGTCTTACCGGTGTCCAGGTTGCGATACTTGACACCCCTCTGACGCGAAAGGACCACCTCGTACCCGAACTCCTTGGGTCGCATGAACGGGATGTCTAGGATCCCGCCTATCCTCTTGCCTTCGACCTTACCCGTCTTCGTGGAGAGGTACTTGACGCGGTTCAAGTCCAGTGCGAAGAGCTCGACGTCGATGAACACGTCACCCGCGCTCGGTGTATCGTCCTTCCGGATCTTTTTCTTCTTGATCAGGACGAACCGCCTCGTCACCCACGGACCCTTGGGTTCGAAACCTATACCCAGGAAATTGAAGATCTTGGCGTGTTTGCGCCGCATGGACTGGATTCGCCGTTTGACCTGAGTGTCGAGGCGTTTCGCCACCTGGCCGATTTTGTCCCACATGATCAGTTTCGTACCCTGGAGTTTACCAAAAAACTTGGGACTCACGGACATGCGCGGGACGAACTTCGCGTCTATGTCACTGGTCACGACCCTGTCAGTCTTACACGCGTACATGTTGAAAGCCTCACCACCGGAGATGACCAGATCACCGCTCGTCGCCATGTGACTCGAGATTTCACCCACGGCTTTTAGGATGATATCCCGTATGCTGTCGGTGATGAGGACGTACATGAATTTTTCATACGTCTTTGACGCGTGCTTCGACTTGACCCGGGCCCTGAACTTCTTCTGCAGACCCTTATCGAAGTACTCCTTGAGCTTCGCGTCCCTGAAGAATAGGTGTTCGTGTATGAACCTGTCCCTGGCGGACTTGCAATAGATGACTTCGTCCATTATTATATTGGGATATATTAATATGGTCTGCACGGTGATCGACGAGTGCAGATGTTACCAGCTCAGGGGTAACCCTAACCAATTCTGCGGGGTGCGCAGGGGGGACCGGGTGTTGCGGTGCCCGGAGGATTGCTGCGCAGGCGGGTGCGTCTCAGACGGTTCGAGACCCCCGTTCAGGTACATCGACGTACCTGACATCATCGACACAGAACCTCTCAAGACGATGGACCGAGACGTCGCGATGAACCACATATTACGTGTGTTCATATGCATGTGTGTCGTGCTCATTTTTGACTTAAAGATTAGGGGTCTAAGAAAGGTATAAGATGTCCCTCGAATCCATTCAGACCGAACTTTCCGCCCTCCGCGTCGATGTTAAGAACCTCGCCAAGCTGGTTCGCAAGATCAGGAGCACCCAGGATGACCCCGACGGCGAGAAGGCGAAGAAGCGCGCGGAGAACAACGGCTTCAACCGCAAGCAGGAGATCACCCCCGCGCTTCGCGCTTTCCTCGAACTGCCCGACGGTGAACTCGTCTCCCGCTCCGAGGTGACGAAGAGCGTCAACAAGTACATCACCGAAAAGGGTCTCAAGCACCCCGAGAACGGCCGCCAGATCATCATGGACGACAAGCTCAAGGAACTCCTCGCCCCGCCCGAAGGCGTGGTCGTCACCTACCTCAACCTCCAGAAGTACCTCTCCCCTCACTACGTGAAGAAGGCTTAAAAAAATAACGTTACATAGTATTAATAAGAAATGATCGATAAAGCTCAAATCGAGCAAGTTGTTGGTACAAAGATTAAGAATCTATCCTTGTACCAAAGAGCTTTCACTCATAAATCGGCGTTGAAAGAAAATGAACACCTGACCGAATCGTTCGAAACCCTAGAATTCATCGGCGATTCGGTCCTCGGATTCGTGATTACAAAATACCTCTTCGATCGGTATGAAAACAAACAGGAAGGGTTCCTCACGAAGGCGCGTACCAAGCTCGTTCGTGGCGAAACACTGGCGCACATAGCCAATCATCTGGGCCTGGGCAAGTACGTCATCATGGACGAGAAGGGTATGCGCAATAACTGGAACACCAACGTGAAAATCCTCGAGGATGTTTTCGAGGCTCTCGTCGGCGCCTTGTATATGGATATCGGTCTTATCCACGCGAAAGAGTTTATCCTTCGGTTGTACCAGGACCCGGAGGTCATCGACATGGGAACCATCATGATCGACGATAACTTCAAGGATCATCTCATGCGATATTGTCAGGTAAACAACTGGGAACTGCCGGATTACAGAGTCTCAGGGCACCACGAGGGGATTTTCTACATAGATATTTACGTCCAAAATTCATTTTTCGCTCGGGGTGCGGCGCGGTCGAAAAAGCAGGCGGAACAAAATGCCGCGCGAAATTATTTTCAGGCACTGAGCACGTACCGGAGTTACGATTTTAGTTAAAGAGTAGAGTGCATGACAATGTAAGAAGATGCACCCCAACGTGAAAGCCCTGATCGAGCGCGAGTACGCCGCGCAAAAGTCCGAAGAATGGCTCAAGCTGCGCGGTCACATGTTGACCGCGTCGGACGCGGCGACCGCCATCGGCAAGAACCCGTACGAAACACCCCATAAACTCCTGTTAAAAAAGTGCGGCCTCGGCGAAAAGTTCATGGGGAACGCGGCGACGAAACACGGCGAAAAATACGAGGACGAAGCCAGAATCATATACGAAGAGCGACACGGAGAGGTCGTCCATGAGATTGGCTTGGTCCCCCACCCCGTCCACACCTGGCTCGGCGGGAGCCCCGACGGTGTCTCCGAGAGCGGAAAATTGGTCGAGATCAAGTGCCCGCCGCAGCGCAAGATCATACCGGGTGAGGTGCCGGAACACTACATGCCGCAACTTCAGCTGTGCATGGAGATCCTCGATCTTGAGGAGGCGGATTTTATTCAATATAAACCGGCCGAAACGAATTGGCCGCTCCCCGAAGAATTTGATGTCGTCAACGTGAAACGTGATCGCGCGTGGTTCGAAAAGTACCGACCGATCATGCGGATAATTTGGGACCGAGTTATATATTACCGGGAACATATCGATGAATTGAAAATTTTGGATGAAGAAATGAAACCTAAGCGAGCCCCTAGAAAGAAAAAAGAGAAGCCTCCGATCACGTGCGAAATTCTCGAATTACCCGACGAGGACCCGTACGAAGATGACTGACGATCAGTATAAATTAGGAACCGCCGAATTAAATGGAAGATTATTTATACCGTACCAAAGAGACGGCGTCCAATGGATGCTTAAACAAGAAAACCGCGTCAACGGACCGAAAGGTGGATTTTTATGCGATGAGATGGGGCTGGGTAAGACGGTCCAGCTGATCACGGTAATGCTCGCTAACCCGAAACAGCGGACTTTACTCATCGTACCCAAATCGATCATCGCGCAATGGGTCCAGGAAATCAAGCGGTTCGCGCCCAGCTTAACGGTGCAGGTCTTCGACGGCCCTAAGCGCAAGCTCGACGAAGAGCTCCTGGTCGACCGGGAAAAGCGGACGGTGACGATCGCGCCGTATTCCGTGCTCAGTTCCAAGGGTCGCAAACCGGAAGCGAAAACGCCGCTCCATTTTCCACGTTGGGATCGAATTATCCTCGACGAGGCCCATGAGATCAGGAATAAACGGTCGAAAATTTACAAAAACACGTGTCTCCTGAAAACGGAAATTCGGTGGATCGTCACCGGAACGCCGGTTTTCAACTCGATGGAGGATTTCGTGTCGCTGTGCACGTTTCTCGGTCTCGATCGGAATTTCGTGCTCGCGGAACAACGCAAGATCAAGGACGATTACATACTGAGAAGAACCAAGGAAGATCTCGCCGCGATTAACGAGCGGTTGCGACTCCCGCCGTGTACGTTCGAGAACATCGAGCTGGACATGTTCGAGGAGGAGAAATGCCTGTACGAGTTCGTGTTCCAGGACGCGCAGAACACTATCCAGGAGGCGTTCAGGGAATGCACCTCGAGTTACAAGAACATGGTCATCGTGGAGTGTTTACTGAGGGCGAGGCAGGCGATGGTCTGGCCGCAGATGTATTACGACGGCGTCGCGCGCAAGAACGGCGTCGAACCCGAAAAGTGGACCGGTCGGTCGAATAAGATGGAGACACTTTTCGGCTTTTTGGACGAGCACCCGCGCGAAAAGGCACTGGTGTTCTGTCAGTTCATGGGTGAGATGAACTACATCCAGTCGAAGCTCACCGCTGTTCCGGAAGAACTGGACGGTTACAATTCTGATGACAGTCTACTGGGATGCGGGCTGGATGCCGATCCCGACGCGGCTGAACGGAACAAGATTAGGGCTAAAATTCGCGGCGTTTTCAGGATCGACGGGTCGGTATCGAAGGAAACGCGTGTCCAGCAGATCGAGGCGTTCAAAGCCTCCCCGCCGGGTTCCATTTTTTTGATCCAGATCCGGTGCGGTGGTCAGGGTCTAAATCTTCAGGAGGCAACGCGGGTGTACATCACCGCACCGGCGTGGAACCCCGCGACTGAACTCCAGGCCGTCGGTCGGAGTCATCGGACGGGTCAGAACCATGCCGTCCACGTCAAAAAATTGATTTACAAAGAGTGTCCGAGATTCATCAGCGTGGAGCAGGAGATGATGGCGCTCCAGGGTCACAAATCTATCGTGTGCTCGGAGGTTTTGAACGACGAGAGGATCAA